TGTCCAGGTGGGGGAAGCTGAATTCCCTGCTGTGCCAGAATGCCCTCAATCTGAATTCTATACTTCAACGCATTATGTTGCTGAACATGAGCTTGTAATGCGGACATTGCATTCGGATTGGACGCCGTATTAGGATTTTGTAAAAAAGCTACGTGGGCTGCAATATGCGCATCATGATTTTGTTGAGGAAACGCTTGCAACGGAGTTTGAATTAAAGAATCCATGTTTTCTTGTACAGGGTCTTTAGGAATTGCCTCTTGATCAGGGGGCAGTATTGCATCAATATCTTTTATGTTTAAAGCTAAATACATTTTACGATACGCTTCTTTTAAGTTGTGTAATTCAGGAGCTGCCTGTGCCATTTGCAACTGAGTCTGCGCTAACGTAATTCTTTGCGTCATACTAAAAATATTTGGGTCGCTAGTAGGAATAACATCAACACTATCATCAAAATCTTCTTTAAAAACACTTTCTTGAGCCCCTTGCACGTGATACGGATATTCAGGGGGTAAAAATTCTCCAAATACCCGTTTAAGAATTTTAAACTCAACTCGTTGAGCAAAATGCAACCTTTTATGAATAGCGGACATCACTCGTTGCCCTTTTTCCAATAATGCTACTGTTGTGCCTACAGGAGCTTCAGCATTGCCATCACCTGTGGGTTGCTCTACGGTAGCTGCAAATTGTTTACCCGATTCTACTAAAGAACCTAATAAAGTGGTTAAAGTGTGACTGGGCTCTTTGTATGGCAACGGCATAAACGCATCAGTAAGTCTACCTCCTGGTACGTCCACGTCTCGCCACTCTCCTGGTTGAATAGGATCATCATGACGTTGAATGTTGAGTCCTCGAGACTTAAACCCTGCAGGTAAATTAGAAAGTGTACCTGCATCTATCAATTGACGTAAAATTGCCGTTACCGATTTGGTCAATCCGCCCATCATGTGAATTAGCCCAAAACCATAAAACCCAAGTCCAGGTAAAAATTTATAATGAGTGAAATACTCAATTTTTTTCCGCATCGGGTCATCAGGATTGTAATTAGGGCGGATTGCCAAAACATCATTCGTATCTTTGCAAAGAGTTACAATATAAGGTAAACCTAAACCCGTTTCTTCTCCGTTTTCGTTGGTATCTTCAAAACCTTCTAAGTCTAAATTAACGTGAACTTCCAATAGGGTGTATTCTTCGTCACTAATGGTACGAGAAATCCCTTGAAGCTTGTCAATCTTATCATCGACCGTTGTATTTTCAACATTGGTAGAAGGAGAACTCATTTCAATGTCACGATAGAACCCAGAAAGCTGTAATTTGCGTAAATCGTTCTCCGCCATGTGAATTACGTGTGTAATACGCGGAGCCGTGAGTAAATCAACGGCGTAATAGGGCACTACTAGGTCTTCTGCCTTAATAAAACGTGCTGTAGCCCGTCCTAAACTAGGATCGTAGTAAATTTTCTTAAATGCGGAGCCTGATAAGGGCAAATAAAACAATAATTGGTCCATTTCAGGGTCAAATTCCTCCATTTTGTAGGTAATTTGATAATTCATGAAATTTTTGACCCGATTTGCCTTTTCGAGCTTATCATCACTGGAAATTCCCAAAACTTCCGTATTAACGGGTCCACCTGGAGGCAATAATTCTTTATAGGCTTGCGCCTGAAACTGAGTAACGGCTTCTGCGAGGATAGGATGGTGTACACCTGAAGCCCCTACAAAAGGTTCAGAGCGATCTTCAATATTAATGCCTAATAAATCCAGCCCTTTGCTAAATGTTTCAAACCAATCATCGCGTGAATCTAAATCTTCTTGATATTGTGCAGTTAATTCAGAAGCAAGGGTATTTAATTCTCGCTCGTCTAAGGTTTCTGCCAGATTTTCTCCAAATTCAACACCCACACTTGCACTGGGATCACTCCCAATAACAGCGGAGCCGTCGGGCTGGATAAATACTTCCGTGTCCTCCCCATTTTGTAGGGGTTGTTGCATAATTTCTAGTTCAATATCTTCGTCGCTGCCTGGAACTATGTTTAAGGGGGATTTTTCAATAGCCATGTATACGAAATATACTCTTTATTTTGTTAATAATAAACCCATTGACGCGGAGCGTAACCTTCTTCGTCTTCATAATCAGTGCTTAACGCTAGGAAGCCCCCCTCCCGAAAGCGAGCTAGAGCAAGAGTTGTAGCATCTACGAGGTCGTCATTTTCGCCGTTTGGAAAGTCTGAAACTTCTTCCATTAATTCTTCTCCAAAACGGTTTTCAGGCACCCAAATACGCCCGTCTTGAAAAATAGGACTAACCGAATTTAACCGCGCAATTTTATCTTGCCCTTTGGAAGGCGAAAAGGTATTGACAGGAATCCCCACGCGACGTAATTCCTGTACCAGTGGAATCCCTGAGGCTTTGGTTTCAATAATCACAATATCAGGGTCCCAATGATCGTACAAGCGCAACGCTTCCGCTTTCAATTCAGGAAAATCAAAACGTTCTTTAATACAATCAATTAAAATTAAATGCGCTTCGTTACCCGCATACAATTCTTCCCCAATTTTGCCTTCAGGATACCAAACTCCCCAAGTAGTTATGGCGGTGAAGTCTGCCCGTTCACTTTTCAAAAAAGCAGTATCATAACTTTGGATTATATAATCACATTTCGGGGGCTTATCTTCCTCCCAGACTTTAAACCATTCTTTTGGCACGATAGAAATCCCTTCACCCGTAGGTCGCTGCATGTACTGCGACGCCCATTTAGAAGGACTCACGGAAGCCTTAATACTCTGTAATTCCCCTAACGACCAAAAACCTTCCCAAAGGGACTTGCCTGAAGGCAATATCGCAGGAAATTCAATCAATTGCCACTGATCAGCTTCTGAATCTTGCGCCATCTTTTTAATGAGCCTTCCTGTTAAATCTTTTTTCGACCATCTTGTCATCACAATGACGATTGCGCCACCTGGTTGTAACCTTTGTCGGGGACCCGCCATAAACCACTCATAAGCTTCGTCCATGGCTTTATCGGACATGGCGTCTTGCTCCGAATGCGGGTCGTCAATAATAAACAAATCCGCACCCCTACCTGCCAGTGCGCCCCCAATCCCTGCCGCGTAATATTCGCCGCCCTGACTGGTCAGCCATTTACCCGCGCTACGGCTATCGGCTTTTAAGGAAGTCTCAGGAAATAATTCGTTGTAGTCCTCACGGTCGATTAAATCCCTGACCTTACGCCCAAAGTTGATGGCTAAGTCGGCGGTGTGGGTCGCTTCAATAATCTTTAGTTTAGGATTCTTGCCCAACAGGTACGCGGGGAACAAATGGGAGGCAAATTCGGATTTGGTGTGTCTAGGCGGCATATTGATAATGAGACGTTTTAGCTTGCCGTTGGCAATGTTATCGAACGCCTCTGCCATTTTAATATGATGATCCCCTTTAATAAAATCTCCCCAGATGGATTCTACAAAATCCAGAAAGGTACCTGTGGATTTTTCCTGGTGTTCGCGTTTACTGAGTTCTTCCAGTAAAACCGTGAACTCTTTGGCTTCGGCTTTGCCTAAATGGGAAAGGTCGACATTCTTAAGAGACTTAAGTTTATCCGCCTTGGTAGGTTCGGTCATGTATTTATTCTAATAACTTTAATAAATCCGCTATTTCTTTTTCTAGCTGCGCTATGCGATTCCCAAACTTTTCTATTCCTTTTGATCCTGCTGTTATATCAGGTTGATAACCTGAACGGCTACCTTCTTGAAACGCATCGTCAGATTTTTTGAAATTATTTTTAGCCGACTTTAACCACTCTTTACGTTGAGCTATTTGTGCCCGAATTTTATCGGCTGCGGTGAGGCTCCCTTTAGTTAACGTTTGTCCTGTTTTAGTTAACGGGGGAATCAATAATCTTTTTATCATCTCCCTATCCGTTTCAGAAAGACCTTTGGTGTAACGGGCATCTTCTAAACCTTTTAAAGGTAATTGTTTGGGCGAATCAATATTGATGGGACCTCGGGGACCTTGTTTAGTAACGACGGACGGTTTTGTTTTCGGCAATGCATAACGTCCTGCAACGTCTGTGCCTACACGCGAACCTGAACGTCCTGTTTGAGTTAACGGACCAAAAATAAGTCTTCCTAGTCCTGAACGTTCTGTGTTCACTCGTGCACCTGAACGTCCTACAACGTCTGTACCAACGCCCGCACCCGATCTCCCAGTAAGTCGTCGCCCTACATCACTTAAGGGTGGAATAATATATTTTCTAAAGTCCTGCCCTACTTGTCCATATAGTTTATTTAAGAAAGTGGGGGGCAAATCCTTGCCACCTAGCCGTCCCCTAGTTAATGCCAGTAAACTGAGCCCACCTGCAATGGCTGCGGCTTGTTTACCTTCGGGGCTGTTGATCCAGTCGCGCTCCGCTTCCATTTGTTTCAGTTGCTGATCTAGTTGGAACTGTTGCTGTCCGCCTGCGCTTTCGGCTAACTCCGCGAATAATTCTTCGATTCGGTTTCCCCCACGTCTTAAAGGAGAAGCTACTTTGTTATACATATCCCGTGTCAATTTTTCCTGAGTACGAATCTGACGACCCCCTGGAAACGTTATATAATCTTCAGCTAGCTCTTCAATTCTATCAGGCATTATTTATAGTTCCTGTAAAGTAAAGTAGTTAAACCCTTAAGAGGGTTTCTTTGTGCGATCAATTCTCGCCTAAAACACCTAATCGTGTAAAGGCTTTTAATCCAGTTCATTTTCTATTTCGGTTAAACGGTTGGCTTCCTGTTCCCGCAGGTACTGTTCAAAATCATTAATCATGGAAGGCAACACCTCCATAAGATCATCCATATAATGATCTACTTGATAAGCATAAGGGACAAAACTTGAAAGTGTGAACCGTATTCTATCCCGCAAGTCTGAATCATCCAACTCACCTCCTCTTAATTTATGCGCGTACCCAAAAGCTATAGCTTGGTCAATTGGTGTTGTTATTCTTTTTCCCGTTGTTTTTTGCAACTTTCTCCAAGCGTTATCTTCTGGAACGTATGACCTAAATCGCTCATCCGCAACCTTTTCATATCCAGAACGTTCAAAAGTTCTATGGATAAACTCGTGTTTTATTGTATCGTCTAATCCACCTTCAGGGTCCTTAGCTGAGGCGTCTTTTCTATATTGTATTCGATCAGGCGGTTGTGGTTCAGAATAAGGTTTACCTAAAGGGTCGTGGCGTTCAGAAGGAGAAAGATAAGTGCTGTAATCACCCATATAAGTGCCCAATGTTGACATTCCTAAACTACTTATAGGATGAGGAGGAGCTACATAATAGGTACCTTCAGAACTTACAGGTAATCCCAGTTCTTTAGAACTTAATACACGCCCCGATACTTTTCCAGGATACCACTTAGGCGGGGGGGAGGACGCCCACTTGTTAACAAGCTCCGCCACGTCAGAAAATTCAGGGTCAGCTATTTGCTTTGGATAGTTCGGGTCACGATAGCCTTCACCCATCATCATGCTCAACAGCGCTTCTTTCGATGCCAGTGGACCGTGGGCTTCTTCTTCCAGGTCTAAAATACGTTCGGTGTATTCCTTGCGTAATTTGTCTTCAGAAATCATTATTTAAAATTCTCGTCAAACATGCGCACAACATTGCTCATGGTGCTGCGCCCATGGCGAACTTGACTACTCGCCGCAGCACGGAGCTTAGGCATAATTTTGCGTAACTGTTCAACTTGTTGCGGGGTTAATTTTCCTGGCTTAGAACCGCCGTCGGAAAAACGGGCAATGTCTGTGTATACATTCCAAACTTCAGGGCTACGGGTTTTCAAGGTGTTTTGTTTACCACCACCGCGAATCTTCGTGAATCCTGGTTTACTAAACCCTTTGCCGTATTGTCTACCTTTCATTTGCATAATGCCTGTATCCAATATGGGATCTGCAACCTTAGCCGCTTTCAAAACTTTTAAAGGCGGCACGGCAAAAGTGGCAATATCAAAAAGATTTTCGCCCCAGGACTTTTCTTCAGAAGGAAACATATCCATTAAAATCTCAGCGGTTTTAGTGCCCCAGTTTTCTTCATCTTGGAGGTTTTCTTCAATGATTAAATTTGAAAGTTCTTCTTCGAGTTCTGCTAAACGGTCTGAGGTTATCGCCATAAGTAAAGGTGTTATGTGAGTAACAGTTTCCTCTAATATACACCGAAAATTATTTTTTGCAAAATTTTTTTAGGTAGGGAACCTATTTGTAAAGTACCTGCAAAAGCGAGGCAGGAACCAGGGGTGGGCGGTCGGGACCCCGCTAGCGGGCGTTAAGGGGGGTATACCCCTTTACTATAGGTTATAGTATATCGTTCAGTAGAGAGCTTCTATAGAGCTTAGAAGGGTATGTGTTAGGGTAAGGGTTAAAGGATAAGGGTTAAAGTAGGGTAGGCACAAAAAAGGGTAGTCGATAGACTACCCTTAATTGAGTTAAGCTAGGTTAGCTAGTAATCAAGATATGCTCTTGGTACTGTTCACTAGTCATGGAGTCCTTACGATCTAGTAGGTTCTTCGTAGGTACGCCACCACTAAAGTAGTGCTTGAAGAAACTCTTTTGTCCCGCTTTAGTGATAATACCCTGCGTATATGGACCGCCATTAGTATCTATAAACTCGGAGTTATCCCACGCTTTATCTAACTCGCCAATAGTACATTGACCATTAAAGTCATTCCATACTATACGCATAGCTAATCTAACTTGCTTGGGCAAGCTAGCATGACAACCACTATCATAATAATCCTCAGATAAGATTAATTTTAGTTTAGGGTTTATATTGCCACCACCCGCAGTTTCTACAGGTATTGGTTTTCTAGCCTTTGCTACTGTCTGAGTAGTAGCCTTCTCATTTTTAGATGTGTTCATCTATATTCACCTTTATTGGTTTAACACTAAGACTTAATTGCCTTAGTAGGTGTATTATACATGAACTACTTTACTTTACTACCCCCTAAGTTAACTAATTTACTTTTAGTTTATAGCCTAAAAAATCCCTAAATCTTAAAATCCCTAAATCTTAAAATCTTAAAATCCTAAATCCCTCGGTCTATGTATAACTGGTGTGGGCGGGTGGGTCGCGGAGCGACCGAGCGAGTAGAGTAGAGTAGACCGAGCGAGTAGAGTAGAGTGATAGAGTAGAGCTAGCCCTTAACGAAATCGCCCTCAATCACGTTCGACTGCGCGCGCTTCTTAATCAATTGCTCGAGTCGAGTGAGTATGTCGTCCTTGGACATCAAATCGATCTTTGCGGTCAGTACCTCACGTCTATCGATGTAGAGTCCCCCCGCCTTCCCTCGGTGGACCTCGGCTGTTATTGCAGCTGCAATCTGTCCTTGGTCCTTTGCCTCCTCCCTGAGGTCGTGGAGAGTCCCTAAATGGCTCTCCAGAGAAATAGCATCTCTTTCCGAGGCTGCTATTTCCAAGTCTATGAGATAGTTTCGTACGAGTGGGTTATGATTGAGTAGAACACTGCCTTGTGTCTTTGCGCCCTTACGATCTTTCGTATAGCCCGCTTTGATAGCCGAATCCGTAGCGGTCTGTCCCTTTAAATATTCCTTACAGAATCGCTTTTGTTTTGAGTTGAGTGGTTGCCAGGTCTTACCTTTCTCATCAAGGTACGCTTTACCGTCTTCCGTCGGAACCAGTGGAGTGTATATTAGTTCTTTCATAGACCTCTGCCATTTCTAATAGAATTATTACAATACTAATAGATTTTAAAGAAATTTAATACTTTTTCTCGTGCCCTCTAGGGAATCTTACCATAGTTTCTAATAACTAATAGATTTTCCTCCAAAACTAATAGAGTAGAAAACCCAATGACCAAGAGCCATTCAGCTCCATTCTATTAGTTTATTAGAGTTATTAGTAGTTTTGCGAAAGTTTTTTCAAAAACTTTTTTAATTTTCAGAGAAACAATACAATAACAAAAAAACCCCCGACTATCGCAACAATCGAGGGTCTTTCTTTAGGGTCTAACTAGCTATAAGTAAAAATAGTCGTAACCTTCACCATGTTCGACAATGACATCGCTACCTCCCCAATTAAGTACAATCGGGTCCGTCGAGCTACCGTATTCTTCGGCGGGTACGTCAACAGGTCGGTTAAGGGTACTTTGCCAAATGTCCTCGTACCCTTGTACGATCTGTCGTATTACATTCTCGTCGTTTCGACAAGTACATATTTCTATGTACTCGCTTTTATAAGGGGCTTCCCTCTTTGTTTTTAAATATACTTTAATCATTTCTTTCACCTTTCCTATTTTAGTAGTTTCTAGTCAATGACGAGTTAGATGCATCCAGTTCGATCAATGTATTGACAATGTCCTCGGCACAATCTTCGTTTGAGTCCCAACTGTTACGTTCGGTCGCTCCTATCTCTCTAGTAACAAAGTGTTTTATTTCAAAAATAGCTTCTTGGTCCCATCCTTCGGCTGTAATGAACATCACATCATCATCTTTCATTAGGTCTATCTCATCCCCCAGGATTCTAGGTACGTCGATCCTTCCCCTATGTTCCCCTCCGTCAATTCGTTTTGTACCTAGTTGGAACTGTTTCAGAGCTATCGGGAACTTATGATAAGATTTCTGTGCTCGGTCGAACTCTTTCTTAGTATATATAAAAGTATAGTTACATCGAGTCTCTCCAACTCCGTACCATATGGCTAGGGGTCTATGTTTCCCATCTTTTAAGTCAGTCCTATAAAAGTCCAAGGTCCATGGTTTGAAGTCCCAAAACCCTTCCGTGTGTTGCCACATATAATCGGGTCTAGTTATAGTGCTATTAGTTTCATAACAATATGTTACTTTGGGGCAATGCCATTGTTCAGTTACCTGTATCAATGCGTTCCGTCCACTCCAACCACTGTCATCCATCCCACATAAGTTTATTCCTACGAATTCGTTCATATGTTTCCTTGACGCGGCTAATACTTTATCTACAGTTTTTACTCTTTTCGATATAGCTTGTAGTAGTTGTTTATAATCTTTCATTTCTTTCTCCTTTCTTTGGTTATTATTAAATTTCGTCCGTCTTAGTAACGTCCATCCACTCGAACCCATCTCTGGGTGCAAAGTATCGTACCCCGTTCTCGTCAACGGCTACTATCTCACCAGTCGGTAAGTCTTTTTCGTTAGCGATAATCTCCTCACACTCTTTCAGTGTATGGGTATCGGGTAATCCAATATATTTGCCATCTTTCTCATAGGCATCACTCGGTTCGGGGTAAACCCTTAATTTAAATAATTTTTCCATTTCTTTCTCCTTTCTTTGGTTATTAAAATCCTAACTTTTTAAAAGCTAGGGGTATATTATAACCTAGATTACCGAGGCGATTAAAAGCAGTAAAACGACTATCGCCCATAAAAATAGCCCCTAACCACTTTCGTAGCTAGGGGCTTTATCCTTGGTTGCATTGTTTCCCGTCCGTACCTATTTATTTAGCTTTAAGCTGGTAGAGTCGTTTTGCTCTCTTATTATCGTAGGCGGTGCTTGTTTTCGCGAACCTCTTTAAATCCAATTCTTCTATCCCTCCGCAATCTTCATTTCCATGCTCTGACTGCTGTGTAATAGTTTTCTTCAGGGTCTTTTTGCGGGTAATATTTTTCCACGTAATCTATCGCTTCTTGTTCAGTTGCGAATCGTTGACCTAGACAAAAATCTTCTCGATACCAGTTTAGTTCTTTTCCGTCATCGTCCCACTCTGTGGTGTGTCCTATCCAAACTGGAAAAAATCCACCTACTGAATGTTCTATATGAATTTGGTCTTTATACTTGTCGATACTCATATCTCCCTCCCCTGGAAAGGTGCTGCTTCGTGATGCTGTCGTAGAGTAATGTAATGCGAGGGATAATCTCCTCCGTCAAACTCTAGAATTAAGTAATCGTAATCCCCTTTTCGG